CGAACTAATAGTGGTTATGATTTAAGAAGTGCAAGAAGAAGTTTAGATTTACTTTTTGCAGAATGGGGAAATAGAGGAGTTCATCTTTGGAAAGTTACACTAGATGAAAAACAATTATTTGCTGGACAAGCTACTTATACGGTAGCTTCCAATGTAAATGATGTTTTAGAAGCTTATATTTCTACAACGGCAACTGGATCTAATAATACTGAAACCAACGATATAGCATTAACAAAAATTGATAGATCTGCATACGCAGCTGTACCTAATAAGTATTCAAGAGGACAACCTTCTCAATATTATGTTGATAGATTAGGTGATCCTAAAATTAATTTATATTTAGCACCGGATGCAAATACATACACTTACGTAAAATTTTATACAATTAATAGAATTGAAGATGCTGGTGCTTATACAAACCAAGCAGACGTTGCTTACAGATTTTTACCTTGTATGTGTGCAGGACTGGCATACTATTTATCTATAAAAAAAGCTTTAGAAAGAGTTCAATTATTAAAACAACTTTATGAAGACGAGTTACTAAGAGCATTAAACGAAGACGGTCAAAGAGCTTCTGTTTACATTTCTCCTCAAACTTATTTTGGTGATGGGGTATAATGTTTTGGGTATATCATATCTTAGCTATTTGTACGGTTATTGGAATTAGTTTTGGAATTGGCTTTTTAATAGGAAGGAAATATCATGAGTTACGCATCCGGTAAGAGATCATTAGCAATTTCTGATAGATCGGGACAAGCTTTTCCATATAGAGAAATGGTAAGAGAATGGACTGGTGCATTAGTTCATATTTCTGAATTTGAACCTAAGCAACCACAACTGGATCCACCTTATCATAAACCAGATCCTATTGCTTTGAGAAATCCTAGAGTACAACATTTTCAACAACCACAAGATATCTCTGTATTAAATCCAGTTTTTGCACCTAATGATGATACTATTGTAGATTCTGGTGGAATAACTGTAGCAGTAGCTAATCTAAGTTTACCGGGAGATTTTGCTTTTAGAACACAAACTTATCAAACAACTTCAAATGGAATTACAACTTCTGTTTCAAGTATGTTTCCAGAAAATCCATCTTTACAAAATAGAAGAAGAGAACTTATTCCAACAGTAGGAATTGTAACAGTGAGTATAACATAATGGCAGTAACACACGCAAATTTTTTAACACAAGTAAGAAACTATACTGAAGTAGGTAGTACAGTTTTAACTGACGCAATTATTCAAGATTTTATAAGATCAGTTGAATTAGATGTTGCAGGTAAAGTGGACTATGATGATTTAAGAAAATATTCTACATCTAATTTTACTAAAGATAAAAGATATGTAGTTTTACCAGCTGACTGTATAGTAGTTAGATCAGTGCAACACATTTCAAGTGGAGGCGCAAGAACTTTTTTAGAAAAAAGAGACACAAGTTTTATATCAGAAGTAAACCCAAATAGTGCAACTACTGGCACACCTAAATATTGGGCTAATTGGGAAGATAATGTTCAACAAGGACCCGTAATTTTAGTAGCACCAACACCTTCAGCTGCTGATACTATTCAAATAAATTTTATTAAACAGCCACCTAATTTTACCAACACAGATAATACTTATCTTTCAACATATCAAGAATCAATGTTATTATATGGAGTTTTAGCTGAAGCTTATAGATTTTTAAAAGGACCCGACAATCTATACACGCTCTATAATACCAAGTATAATGAATCTGTACAGAATTTTGCTCTACAACAAATGGGCAGAAGAAGAAGAGGAGAGTATCAAGATGGAGTGCCAAGAATGGTTATCCCGTCACCCTCTCCGAATCAAGATACAAAATAAAGTTTAAAAAGGAGAATAAACTATGGCAATAACAACAAACGCAATTTGTGATTCTTTTAAAAAAGAATTACTTCAAGGAAGTCACGATTTCGATACTTCTGGTGGTGGTGGAGATACATTCAAATTAGCAATGTACACTAACTCAGCGACATTAGGAAAATCAACAGCAAACTATGCAACAGGTAATGAAGTATCATCATCTGGATATACTGCAGGTGGAAGCGCATTAGTTAATCAAGGATGTAAAGTATCATCATCAGTAGCTATTACTGATTTTGCTGATTTATCTTTTACTGGAGTTACACTAACTGCTAGAGGAGCACTAATTTACAACACACAAACTAACGGTGGTTCAAACACTACTGATGCAGTTGCTGTGTTAGATTTTGGAAGCGATAAAACTGCAACATCTGGAACGTTTACTATTCAGTTCCCTGCATTTACAACTGCTGCTGCAATTTTAAGATTAGCATAATAATTAATTAGGGAATAAAATGATATGGCCGTTGGATATGGGAATAAGACCTGGGGAGCAGACTATTGGGGTGACCTAAGTGATGTTGTTCTTACAGCTACCGGCCTATCATTAACATCTTCAATCGGAAACGAAACACCAGAAGCTAATGCTAACGTTTCAGTATCCGGAATACAATCTACACTTACAAATGCTGGAGCCGTAGGCGGAACTTCAGTTGATATATCACAAGCGGGTATTGCTGCAACATTATCGCAAGGTAACACTACAGCTGGTCTTGGTAAAATAATAAATCTTGGATCTGTTTCTGCAACTTTTTCAGTAGGATCAGTAGAGGGTGCAGGTATTATTCAAGTTGGTTGGGGTGGAGATACTTGGAGTGAAAATGAATGGGGAGATCTATCGGGATCTAATCCAATTGCAGCTGGTTCACAACTTACATCTTCAATAGGATCAGTAACTATGGGTGCTGATGCTAATGCTTCAGTATCTGGAATACAAGGAACACTTACAAATGCAGGAGCAGTCGGTGGAACTTCTGTTGATCAAACAGTAACAGGACAACAATTAACTTCTTCAATGGGAGAAGAAGTAATTGAAATAATAGTTCCAGTTACAACAGCAGGAACTTTATCTTCAAGTATAGGTACAGCTACAATTGATGACGAATGGTTAACTGGAGCTGGATGGGGTAGAAGAACTTGGGGTAACTTAGCTTGGGGTGGCGCATATTCAGCAATAGCGACAGGCCAACAATTAACTTCATCTATAAATTTCCCTGCATCGGGAGCATTTACTGATAATTTGGCAATAGTTAGTGGTTCTCAAGCTACAATGACTTTTGCAAGTCCTTCATTCTCTATTCAAATAGACCAAGATATATTTGTATTAGCTTCTGAAGATCAATTAGATTTTACAATAGGATCATCAAGTATAACTGGGGATGCGACTGTTTCCGTTACTGGAAGTCAATCTACTTTTTCAGTTGGAACAGTAATAGGTGGGACACGACAAGATGTTCCAGTTACGGGTTCTCAAGCTACAACGAGTCTTGGTAGTATTAATTTAATCCAATCAACAATTGAAGCTCCTACTGGAATTCAAGGTACATTAACTATTGGTAATGCAGAAGAGGTTCCAGACCAAATTGTTGGTGTAACAGGCTCCCAACTTACAGGTAGTGTAGGCTCGACAACAATTACTGGGCATGCTACTGTAGAAGTAACAGGCATACAATTTACAGCTTCCACAGGAGAGGTAGATATTACCGCATGGGGTGAAATAGATATTGGAGTTACTAATATTTGGCATGAGGTTGATTTGGCAGCTTGATTAAGGTAAAATTATAATTATTTAGGAGAATACATATATATGACATCTACTTATTCGGCAGACTTAAAATTAGAATTAATGGTAACCGGTGAAAATGCTGGTACTTGGGGCGATAACACTAATAACAATTTAAATTTAATACAACAAGCTATTGCAGGATACGAGCAAGTAACACTATCAAGTGGTGGAACTTTAGCTTTAGCAATGACTGATAAAACTATTTCTAACGCTAGAAATATGGTAATCAAATTTGCAACTGCAACAATTGCAGCGAGCACAATTTGTACTATTCCAGATTCAATAGAAAAATTTTATATTTTTGATTGTACAGCTTTAACGAATCCAAGTAATCTTACAATTAAAACTGCAAGTGGAACTGGATTTACTCCAGATGCCGCAAAAATTTATGCTGCTTATTCAAATGGCACAAACATTGTAGAAGTATCTCTAGATACTTTAGGTGGAACTATTGGAACTGCACAAATTGCAGACGATGCAATAACTGCAGCTAAAATTGATGATGATGCAATTTTAAGTGTAGCTATCTCAGACAATGCAGTATTGACTGCACATATTTCAAATAAAAATGTAACCACTGGTAAAATTGCAGACGATGCAGTAACTGCAGATAAATTAGCAGACACTGCTGTAACAGCAGCCTCATACACTCTTGCTTCAATTACAGTTGATGCACAGGGAAGACTTACTGCAGCCTCTTCGGGAACAGTAAGTGCAGCAAATATGGGAGAGGTAATAATAACAAAAGGACCTGCATCTGGAACATACACTCCACATCCATCAGTAAGTAAAGCAAGAGTTTTTGCATGTGCTGGCGGTGGCGGAAATGGTGGGCCTTCACAAGGTTGGGGTTCTGGAGGAACTGGTGGAAAAGGTGGCTATGGTTATTACGAAGTCACTCCTACTGGTGGAACTGGTTATGCTTATTCTGTTGGATCTCAAGGAAACAATGGAAATGCTTCGAGTGGAAATGCACCTGCTGGTGGTGCTGGTGGTGGAACTAATGTTACAAACTTATTAACTGTAAACGGCGGAAACGGTGGAGCAGGAGGAAGAAGATCTCCTCCATTTACTCCTTCTCCGGGTACAGCTGGTACGGCTCCAAGTGCAACAATAGCTTTAGATCCAGATGACGGATTTATGGCTCCGGGTGGAACTTCTGGATCAGCTGGATTCTTAATTGTAATTGATAACCACATAAGTTAAGGATAAAAAATGGCAAAGCATATTATATTAAACACAGACGGATCTTTCTCAAGATTAGCTTCTACTGATGAAGCTAAAGATTTTTGGGAAGCTCAAGGATACACTTCTTCATCAATAAGTGACGATCAATTTAATGGAGTTAGATGGTCAACTAAATCTTACGAGAAAGATGGAACTTGGGTAGATAACTCTGAAGCACCAGTAATAACTTTTACAAGATTAGAACTAGAAGAAGAATTAGTTAAATTTGTTACAAGAGCAAAACATAGTGTAGCTAATCATGAAAATGCTCCTTCAAACTGGGCAACTGATCTTAACACTTTAAAATCAACTAACTACGACTCACTAGATGATGGAGGCACAATGGCTTCTGTTACTGGATATAATTGGGTTGACGCATCGGAAAAAAATAGTATAACTATACCTCTTGTATTAGAAGTATAGATTATGCCAGACATTACATTCCTTGCTGCAAAGGATATTGCAGAAGATAAGGCTATTCAGCCGGAACCAGCTAAATTACATTTACCAGAATGGTATAAAAAAATTCCACTTAAACTTAAACATGATAGAGTAGGATTAACTATAAAAGCTTGTATGCCATTTCAAGATTCTTTAATGGCTGGGTACATTTTAAAAAATCCAATAGATCAACAGTTTAATTTCCTAACACCAGATGAAGACGGTAATGAGCATATTTCTGTAGATATCAATAAACAATTAGCATACTTACAACATAATCAATTATTTTATAATATTAATGCAGGAATAGAAACCCATCCAATTGAGCAGCTTGGAGGAACAGAGGGTGGATGTCCTTTTGTTAAAATGAATGCCGATAGAGCTTTCTATAAAATAATAAATCCTTTTAGTATGATATTACCTCCAGGTTATAGTGTTTTATTTTGTCCTTTAATAAATAGACCAGAACCACGGTTCACGGTTTTATCTGGAATTGTAGATGAAGGTTATGATCTTCCTACTAATTTTCCAATAGTATTAAGAAAAAAAGGTACTTGGCTTTTAAAAAAAGGAGAACCAATAGTTGGAGTTATTCCTTTTAAAAGAGAAAAATGGAAAATGAATATTAAAATTAAAAATAAAGAACAATATGAATCAAGTTATTTTCAATATGCTACAAAACTTAAAAGATGGTATAGAGACAATATATGGAAAAGAAAACAATGGGATTAGAAAAATATATAAGAATTTATGATAATATTATTTCATTAGAATCAGTTTCTGCAATAATAAGAACATTTAAAGATTCAGAGTTTATACAAGCAAAAATAATTAAAGATGATGGAACTGAAATTATAAATGAAGAAGATAGAAAGGTTGGAGAATATCCTTTAGGTACAAATAAAAGTCACACTGAAACTCATTGGTTAAGATATTTATCTTATAGAATTTCTCAAGCAGGAGCTGATTTTACAAACAAATATAAATATGTTTCTCAAATAAAGAATGTAACTAATGTTTCAATTTTAAAATATGAAGTAGGAGGACATTATAATAAACATGTAGATTGTTGTCCTACGGCATATAGAGAATTATCTTTTATTTTAATGCTAAATGATGATTATAAAGGAGGGGATTTACAATTTTTTGACGGAGAAGAATTAATTAAAGAAATAACTCCAAAAGGAGGTAGGTTAATTGTATGGCCTAGTAACACACTTTTTCCCCATAAGGT